AGAGCCGATCTTACTGGAGGGCGCACAGGCTTACGCCCAGCATCAGGTGCAGAGCGCTGTGGCAAAGGCAAAACAGCGCAGGGAAGGGCAGGTATGACCGGCTGGGAACTGCCCGTGGAGGCGGTAATCGCCGGGAAGACCTACCAAATCCATGGGGATTATCGGGATATTTTAGAGATTTTTTCCTACTTCCAAGACCCGGATCTACCGGAGTCTGTTAAGTGGCGGATCGCTCTGGGGTTGTTCTTTGAGGGAGAGATTCCCCAGGACCATTGGGAAGAGGCGGCGCTGTATCTTGTGCGGTTTCTCAACGGCGGAACGGAAGACAGGAGCCCTCCCCGGCGAAAGCTTTTGGATTGGCAGCAGGATGCGGCGCTGATCGTGGCGGATGTGAACAAGGTGGCAGGGCAGGAGATCCGGGCGCTGCCATTTTTGCATTGGTGGACCTTTTTAGGCTATTTTCATGCCATTGGAGAAGGGCAGCTTTCTGCGGTGGTCGCCATTCGCGACAAGCTGAGCAGAGGGAAAAAATTAGAGGAATGGGAAAAAGACTACTACCGGGAAAACCGGAAAACAGTAGAACTGCAAAAACGTCTTTCCCGGGAGGAAACCAGAGAACGGGAACGGATACAGGCGCTTTTGCAATGAGAAGATCGGATTGGCAGGTGAAAAAACGTGAAGGAAAATCAAATACGGATCGTATTCGATACGGATGAGGATGCAGCCGGCTCGGCTGCAGAGCAGGCTCAGGATGCGTTGGGGAATCTGGGGGCACTGCTGGGAGAGATGGCCGGAAAAATAAAGAAAGCATTTGCGGCTGTGGGCAGTGCCATGAAGGTAGCCATGCGTCAGACAAAGACAGCGGTAACCGGAACCGGAAAAGCGGTGAAACGGACCGTGGCCGCCTTTGACCAGCTGAACCGGCTGAAAGAACCTACGGTGGTGGGAAAAACAGCCGAACAGAAGCGACTGGAGGAGATGCAGCAAAAGGTCGAGAACTTTGCGGCAGCGCTGAAAAAGATCTCTCAGGAGACGGTGCCGGAAAGTGTTGGAAAGCTGGTGGACTCTTTGGGGCAGATCAGCGGATGGTTTACCCGGGAAGAACCCCAAATGAACGGCTTTTTGGGGCGGCTGCAAAGCATTGCCCAGGCTATGGGTCTGGCTGGGGACGGATCGCAGGCTTTTGGCCTGGCGCTTTCCTTGTTGGGAGGGCCTGCGGAAACGGTCCGGCAGGGACTTGGAGCACTGAAAGACCTTTTGCCGGTGCTGCGCGCGGGCTGGGACACTGCGGGTATCGGTGCAACAGATGCCTTTGCCAAAATGCAGGGGGTCTGGAGCAATACTTCCAGCTGGGTGCAGGGTCAGGTGATCACACCGATCTCCGGCGCATTTCAGGGGCTTTGGTCAAAGCTGGTTCAGGGGAACACCCAGAGCAGTGCCGATATGCAGACGGCTTTGGATGTGCTGGCTCAGCATATTGCGACCCGGTTTGCCGGTATCTGGCAGACCGTAAAACAAGCGTTCACGCCTGGCGGCCAGGCATTTGAGGGGATCGGAGAGGGTACGCTGAGCCAGTTTAAGGCGATGGTCAATGGGCTGATTGATGGCATCAACGATGTGGTGACCATTCCCTTCAACGGCCTGAACAAGGCACTGGCATCCATCAATCAGCTGGAGATATTGGGAATCAAACCCTTCAAATGGCTCAGCTGGCGGGCGCCGATTCCGAAACTGCCCCAATTGGCGCAAGGCGCGGTGCTGCCGGCCAACAAGCCGTTTTTGGCGGTGGTGGGTGATCAAAAGCACGGCACCAACGTGGAAGCACCGCTGTCGACCATTCAGGAGGCGGTTGCGCTGGTAATGGAAGAGCAGCTGCAGGCGATGATGGCCGGGTTTCAGGCGCTTTTGGAGGAACAGAGAGCCACCCGCCGGACGATTGCGGAGATCGAAGTGGGGGATACGGTGATCGGACAGGCGGCAATGCGCTATCAGCATAGGGTTGCCACTATGCAGGGAGGATGATCATGACGACGACAACGTTATTTACAATTGACGGAAAACCCATGCTGATGCCCGACGAGGGTGTGGGGTTTTCTTTTGAAGATCTGGACAGCGCGGATGCAGGCCGGGACGAAAGCGGATATATGCACCGCCATATTGTGCGGCATAAGGTGGGGGCATGGAGCTTTTCCTATGCCTTTCTGACGGAGCAGGAGCGCAGCTATTTGGAAGGCCTGTTTCCGGAGAGCGGAACCTTCACCTTTGGACACCCGGACCGGCTGGATACGTCGAAAACCGTTACCTGTACGGCTTATCGGTCAAAGTACAGCCTGTCCTGGTTCCATGCCGGTAAGGGGATTTGGAAAAACTGCGGCTTTTCCATTATTGAGTGTTAGGAGGAGCAAATGGGAAAATCGATACTGGTCTTGCCGGATAGCGGAGAAATCTCTTCCGGTGCAGGGGCTGGGTGGGCCATCGAAAGTGTCCGGCTGACCCAATCGGTGAATGAGGGACAGCAGCTGTTTTTGGGGTCTGCCTGTGCCGGAATGCTGGAAGTGAAGCTGCTGTCGGGCCAGAATCCGCTGGATATCCAGGCAGGGCAGGAACTGACACTGTATCAGGAGAACGATCAGGGACTGCGGCGGAAGATAGGGCTGTTTACCATGGAAAAACCGGAAATTGCCACGGCAAACACCAGAAAATGGACGGGGTATGACCGGGTAAGCTGGCTGGACCGGGATCTGAGCATCTGGCTGGGAGAACTGGACATGTGGCCGTATCCATTGTATCAATTTGCAAAATCCGTATGTCAGGCCTGCGGATTGACCCTTCAAAACAGCAGCATTCCCAACGGGGATTTCATGGTGCAAAAATTCAAGGCCGGTGGGATCACCGGCCGGAAGCTGATGCAATGGGTAGCGGAGGCCTGCGGACGGTTCTGCCGGGCAACGGTGGATGGGCAGATTGAACTGGCCTGGTATGCAGACACGGATGTCCGGATCGCCCCTTCCGGAGATCGGTTTTACTACCAAAACAGCCTCTCTTATGGGGATTTTCAGACGGAAGCCATTGAGAAAGTGCAAATTCGCCGGACAGAGGAGGAAGTGGGGGTGGTCTGGCCGAACAGCGGGACCCATGCTTACATTTTGACCGGAAATGGATTGCTGACGGCGGAAGAGCCTGAGGCGCTGCAAAAGGTGGCACAGGAATTATATTCACAGCTAAAAGATGTGCGCTACACACCCTGCAAAGTGACGGTACCGTCTTCTTTGGATGTACAGCCCGGGCAGATTGTGACGATTACGACCCCAAATGGCAACACAATTTCCTCTTACATTATGCAGCGCAGCCGCAGTGGACAGAAAGATACCCTGGAATGTATGGGTACGGCCCGGCGGGACAGCACTTCTGCTGTGAATGAACAGAGCTATCGGGCGCTTTCCGGGAAGATTCTGAATTTGCGCACCGATGTGGAAGGGATCAAAGCGGAAAATGCGGACACGGAAGGCCGGGTGGCCTCGCTGGAAATGCATGTGGAGGGTATCATCACCAATGTGTCCAATCAGCAGACGGAGATGGAGACACTGAAGACCCAGCAGACCGCCCTTTCCCAGACCGCCCAGGAACTGGCAATTTCGGTGCAGACGATCCGGGAAGACGGTGTTTCCCGGGTGGAGACGGAGACGGGATATACCTTTGGAGAGAACGGCCTGCGGATCTGCAAATCCGGTGAGGAAATGGAAAATCTGCTGGATAACACCGGTATGTATGTCACCCGGTCCGGGGAGACCATATTGCAGGCCAATGCCGGCGGTGTGGTTGCCGCAGATGTGACGGTGCGCAATTACCTGAATGTGGGGGAACATGCCCGGCTGGAGGACTACACCAATGGAACAGATTCTGCACGGACGGCGTGCTACTATCTGGGGTAAGGAGGAAATATGACGCAAGGAAAAACCGGTTCCCGTGTAATTACGGGAACCAAGGGTATGACCGGAAAAATCAACTGGTCAGAGACCTATGACATTTCGACCAATACCCATGTTGTGACCATCGATGGGTTTCAGGTGATGGCGGGAACCTATTTTGGGTACACCTATTATTTAGGCAGCAACGCAAACCGGGGCTATATTGCGGTAAACGGAAGGGAGGTTGCGGTATTTCAGAATGAGGCCGGTTCCCATTATGTGACCCCCGGCAGAAACAGTTACAGCAGTGTACTGGCTGCCGGAAGCTATCCTGCCGCGCCCTGGAGTACCGGAAGAATCCAGGGGCAGGAGGATGGCGGCTGCAGCGTAACGATCACGCTGGATACCTATGGTTTTGAACCTTCCGGAAGGGGAGGCAACGGGTTCCATCTGACGGACAGCTTTACACTGGAACTGACGAAGTTGCCCCGCAGCTCTGCCGTCGGTGCAACCGATGCCAATATCGGTGCTACCTCCATGATCGCCATTACAAAAGCGCTGAGCAGCTATGCCCACTCGGTTGCCTTTCAATTTGGAGAAGCAAGCGGATTTTTGCGGGCTGACGGGAGCATTTCCGAGACGGAAGTGAAATTTACCGAAACGAGCATTGCATGGACGATTCCCACAGACTTTTACGCGCAGATCCCCAATGCAAGAAGCGGCGTATGCACCCTGACCTGCAAAACCTATTCCAAGGAAACGCAGATCGGATCTTCCCGGACAGGGACTTTTACGGTGACCGCCGCGGAAAGCTTATGCGTGCCGGAGGTGTCCGGCACGGTGGTGGATACCAACGAAGCGGCAGCCAGACTCACCGGAGACAGCGGAAAACTGATCCGCTATGTGTCCAACGCCCTTTGCACCATCGCGGCAACGGCGAAAAACAGCGCGCAGATCGTGCAAAAGAACATCAACGGTGCGCCGGTGGCGGAAAATACTGTGACCATCGGCAATGTGGAAAACGGCAATATCGTATTTTCTGCAACGGATAGCCGGGGGTATACAAAAGTGGCCGGAGTCAGTGTGGACATGGTGGAATACATTCCGCTGACGGCCAATGTGGCGGTGCAGCGGACAGATCCCACCAGCGGAAAAGCGGTGATCACGGTCACAGGCAATTTCTACAACGGGTCATTTGGTGCCGCGGAGAATACCCTTGCGGTTCGGTATCAGGTCAATGGCGGCGCTGCTGTGACGGTTGCGGCAGAAAAAAACGGGAACAGCTACAGAGCAAGCGCAACGGTTTCCGGTCTGGATTATGGGGCGGCCCATGAGATCACCGTAACGGTAGCGGACGGACTCAGAAGTGTATCCAAGTCTGCAACGGTGAAAAAGGGCATCCCGGTCTTTGATTGGGGAGAAAAGGACTTTGCATTTCACGTGCCGGTTACTATGACCAGCTCCAATGGCGTATATATGAATAGCATGCGGCTTTCCGGGACGTGCTTTTTGGAGATCCAGACCCGCTTTTCCTCCTTTGGAAGCGGCGGCGCACGGCAAAGCCTGTTTTTGTTTGGATATAACAACAACGTATTGGTGCAGGGAGTGATTGGCGTAAGCAGCGATGGAAGCATGGTTTGGAGCGGGACGGCAGGCGTTGCGGTGGCAGCCGGTGCCAATGGCGCGGTTGTCGTGACATTGCCCAATGTTGCCTACGACCAGTTTGTGATCCTGTCCGGTGAGGCATTTTCGGTATAGGAGGCAGGAATATGGAAGAGCGTTGTGTG